ATTGCTGGAGGTGGGGGTGGGGGAGGTGGTGGCGTACCTGCATTTACTGGTGGGCCTGCTGGACCAGAACCTACAGGAGAAGCAGAAGCAGAAACACCTCCTGCTGGCGAAACTCCAGAAGCAGGAGCACCTCCTGCTGGACAAACACCGCCTTCTACTCCAGCACAATAAAATGACTAAATAATTACATGTCATGTGTTATTACTCCTGTTAGTGCTTTTCAGAGTACAAATTTAAATAATAAGATAGATTCTTTTGGAAGATTAGCTGATAGAATAGTTCGTTCTATCGGAGCACCACTAGTTTCTATTGAAGCACATCAGGATCAAATATTCGAAAACATCTCTATAGCATGTGAAATGTTTTCGAAATATGCTGGATATACTAGAGAATATCTGATATTGGATTCTGCCTTGTATGAAAAGGGTAGAGGTGTAAGATTGGATTATTTGTATACTCTAGCAAATCCTATTATACCTTTGTCGGAAAAGGTAAAACACAGAACAGACTCTGTTGACACTGCTCCTTACTTAGTAATCCCTGATAGTGTATATATTAATTCATGCGAAATATCTAAAGTAATTTTTTCTAATCATAACGAATTGTCTGCTTCTTTTGATGAAGGTCTGACTAAAAATGTTATTTTAGATAAAAATACATACAAATTAATATTGTCTTCTATTCAGTTGCCTGACTTTTTCTCTGTAGATGTAACCAATTATATTACGCTTACTGGTTATCGTACTAGTGTACAAAATATACCTGTTTCGTTTTTAAATTGCCCTCCATTGTCTAATATATTTGCTAATGGCATACCATATAACACAAAAGTACATCCAACTATTTTTAATCAAATAACTTCTTGTCAACCTAATTTTTATCTAAACAATTATTTCTTTAGCTCTTTTACAGACAGCAAAAAGTTTTATGATGTTTTAAATCATGTTCCTTCGGGATTTTATGTTGACATAGGAACTTCAGATTTCTCTAATCAGACTAGAATAACATCCAGTATATATCAAACAATAACATCTTCAGCATTAACAAACATAGGTGCTAATGGTATATCTATTTCTTATTTTTGTATTTCTTCTACAGAAATAAAATATTCAGTCTCTCCAGAGTTATCATCTTTTGTTTTGGCTCCTTATTCTCCAATCATAACCAGATTCCCAAATGGAATACAAGACAAACAAATCATAACAAAAACTGATGTAGATTTGATAACTGGAACTATAGGAAGTGGTTTTGATGTAAAAACATTTTTTGATGTTTCTTCTATTCCACACATATGCATGAGTCCTATACCTGATAAGGTATTTTTAGATAATATCGTATTATCTGCTGTGTTCCCTTCTGGATTTAATGTCAGTGATACAATAACACAAATCGATTTTGATACATTAAGTTCTAATATACTTAATGTTCCTTTTAGTTACTATTTCACTCCTTCTTCATTTATTAATTATACTGTAGATAGCGCATTGTCTAGCAATGTGTTTTCTATGTATAAAAATTTATCTGGTTTGTATCCAAATGGTTTGAGTGCTGGGAGAATCTTAACTCAACCAGATTTTAATTTTATACAATCAGAATCTAATTTTAATTTAGACTGGTCTGGGTTTTTCAGAGAAGTTGGAGTTCCTTATTTTTATAGAAAAAACACAAATCCTTTAAGTTCTGTTGTGTTTTTAAATTCTAATGTTTTAAGTAGTGTTTATCCTAATGGAATTAGTATCGATACTATCATAGATGATAATACAATATGGAGTACATTAACATCAAATTTTGATGATAGTGCATCTAACTTCTTGGCTTATACGCCAGAAACCACAACACATTATGTTAGCACTTACACAACAATAGATAACATTCCTTGTAAAGTGTTTGAAGGAACTCCTATATCTAGCGTATATCCTAATGGAATTAGTGTGGGAACTGCTTTAAATAGTGTAAATTATAATTTACTTAATGCTATTATTGTAAATCCTTTGAAATCATGTTTCTGTGAATCGCAAGTACAAAAGGTATCCAATGCTTGTCCTCAAAGTTGCAACAGTAGTCAATCCATAATATACAATAATATGTTTGATTATGATATTATGGATTATAGAAAAGTAGCTGTTGTAACAAACTTCGATGAGGGAGCAACTACTGGAGTTAATACATTGTTTACCATAGAACAAACTTTAGCACAGCAAACATATTTTAGTTATGCAATGGGTAATTATGGATTTGATTTGATTAGTTGGTACACAGTTAAAGGATGGTTGGAAACCAGAGAAAAGGTTTTAGCAACTAAGAGATCATTTGAATTTAATGATAGAACTCAATACTTAAGAATATATCCAGAACCTACAGATTCTGTGAGATTCTATGGAGTATTAGATTGTTATATCGAAAAGCCAATAAGAGATTTAATAAAAGAACAATGGGTATATCAATATGCATTAGCTCTTACAAAAATTGGTGTTGGATATGTTAGAGGAAAATTCACAGGAGTTAATATATTTGGTGGTCAGGCATGGGCAGCAGATATTAAAAATGATGGATTAACCGAAAAGAAAGAATTAGAAACTCAGTTATTCACAAATGCTGCTGGATTTGGTGATGCGGACCCTGCAATTTTCTTAATAGGATAATTATGAAAAAATCATTAACAGTTATATTAGTGTTTTGTTTGTTTATTGTTGGTTGTGCCACAACAGCAGTACAGCATACAATATATCAACAACAGATAGAAAAAAAGCAAGATAAATTAACTGATGATGCTAAAGGTCTTTTGGTAAAAGCAACCGAAATGTTGAGAGTAAATTCTGGAAGTATTGATATAAAAAGAGTTCAAACACTTTTAGAAACTTCGCAATCCTTATTAGGTGTTGATGTTGATGACGGTAAAGAGTTTAAAAATTTAAGTGCAGAAGACTTGGATGAAGCAATACAAAAAGTTGTTATGGAATCAGAAAAAGAAAAAGATTCTATCGCAGATTTAAAGAAAAAAGATGAGGAAGAAGTCGGAAAACTTGTGACATCAAATATAGAATTTGAAACATTAAAAAAAGATCAAGCTGCTAGAAACAGAAAATTTTATATGACATCTGCTGTTATATTAGCATTAGTAGCAGCAGCATTTTATTTTATTCCATCTGGTGCAAGTAAAGGATTGTTTAGTGTATTTAAAAAATAATATGCCACCTATTTTTAAAAAAGATGATCGATACATTCAAGGAATTTTTCGTCCTAAAAATCCACAAAAATTTGTTGGAAAGGTAGCTATATTCAGATCTTCCTACGAAAGAAAATTTTTTCTTTGGGCAGATCAAAATCCTAATGTTTTAGAATGGGGATCAGAAAATGTTATAGTTCCGTACAAAAGCCCGATTGATAATAAATTTCATAGGTATTATGTTGATAACTATGTAGTTATAAAAGAAGGAAACAATATCAAAAGGTATTTGATTGAAATCAAACCTTTTTCCCAAACACAACCACCAAAGCCTTCAAACAGAAAAAAGAAATCAACTCTTTTGTACGAAGCACACCAATGGTTAGTCAATCAAGCAAAATGGGAAGCTGCAAAAAAATTTGCAGCTTCCAAGAATGCAGAATTTCTCTTAATAACAGAAAAGAATTTATTTTAGAAAGCAACTACTTTAATAAAGTATGATTCTTTTTCAACTGTTTTCTTGGCTGGTGCTTTCTTGGCTGGTGCTTTCTTGGCTGGTGCTTTCTTAGCTGCTGGCTTTGGTTTAGCTGCTGGCTTTGCTGGCTTTGGTTTTTTTGCTGCTGGTTCTGAACTTGTAGCCAATTTTTCTCTATCTGGATTTGCTAATGTTTCTCCAGCTAAATTTTCTGGTGTTTTCCTTTCAGGAGTGTATGTATCAGAATCATGTTCATCAGGGTTTGATCTTTCTTCTCCAGTGAACAACAACCCTTTTAAGATTTCATACTTTCTCAATCTTTCAAAATTTGGTCCTTCTAATTCTTTTGTATTTGTTATGAAAGTATGCTCCCAATCGTCTCTGGCAGATTTACCACCAAAAGGTGCTTGTTGATACACAAATTGCTTTTCATCACCTTTATACTTTCTTTGTACCATTGTTGTTTTAAACGAACGAATAGCATTTAGTTCTGATACATTAGCAGGATCTGCTCCTGTTATAGTGTGGTATATCTCTCCTACTTTATTTTTTAAAGCAGCTAGCAATTGCTTTCCGTCTCTAGAATCTTCCACAGCAATTAATGAATTAATAGCTAATAATAAGTCAGGAAGTCTAAAAAAGGGAACAACAAAATCTCCAATAGTCGGATCTTCTGGAAATGGATTGAATGCTGTTTTATCTGTTAATTTTGTTCTAGTTAATTTTAATATATCTTTCTTGACTAATTCTGGTTTTCCTTTATACTTAGGAAGTTCAGATAATAACCGAGCAATATTAATTCTTTTGCCGCTTTCGCTAGCTTTGACTCTAGCAGTAAACACGGCATCTTTACTAGCTTGATCTTCTGCGGATGACACAGCTATCTGCCCTCTTCTAGCCATATTGGTAGAAGACATACCACCAATTTCTCCTCTTTTAATACGATATTGAGACATTGCCATATCGGCCTCACAAAAAATTTGTATCTGTTCTAAGAAAAACTTATCTGCATTATTCATAGCAATATTTATACTTTTTAGTTTTTTTATGGTTATTAGTCTTAAAAATTAAAACAATTAATCTAAATAATTTTATGTCATTAAGATTAATTGTCGAGAAGCCTGCTTCAGAAGAACAGTTCGAATATATTGTTGAAGAAAAAGATCGTAACAGTCCATCTACACTTTATATCAAAGGACCATACATGATGGCTGAAAGCTATAATCGTAATAATAGATTATATCGTATTGATGAAATGGTCAAGGAAGTTTCTCGTTACAAATCAGAAATGATTAAAACTGGAAGAGCTATGGGAACTCTTAATCATGAAAGCAGTGCTGAAGTTAGCTTAAAAGAAGCATGTCACATGGTAACTGATTTGTATCAGGAAGGAAATGTTTTTCATGGAAAAAGTAAAGTACTAACTACACCTAATGGACATATCGTAAGAGCTTTGATTAATGACGGTGTAAAGGTTGGTATGAGTTCCAGAGCACTAGGTCAACTCGAAGAAGGTTCAGACGGCAAGAATATTGTTAAAGATTTCCGTCTTATCTCTATTGATTGTGTTGCTGATCCTAGCTTTCCAAAAGCATTTGTCAATGGTATTTTAGAATCTAAGCAATGGGTACTAGGTGAATCTGGTCACTTCGAAGAAGTCTATGATAACTTCGAAAAGGGTATATCCAAACTTCCAAAATCTCAAGTAGAACAATATTTAAAAGAGTGCATCTTGAACTTTTTAAATAAAATCAAATAATTACACTAAATAATTTTATGGATGTTATTAAAGAAAATACAATCAAGTTTATTGATGCATTGATGGTGGATAACTACAAAACTGCACATCAGTTTTTGGAAGTGATCGTAAATGAAAAAATAAAGCAACGCATTTCTGAAGCAGCAAAAAACAAAAATCCATTTGGAGACAAAGAAGAAAAGACTCCAAAGGGTAAGAAGGGTACGAAATCTCCTGCAAAAGGTAAGAAGGGTAAGAAGTTACCAAACTTTATCCAAGCTGCTATAGATAAGAAAAAGAAGAAAAATGCATAAATTTCTACAAGGAATTAAATAATTTAGCATAGAAAGAATAACTAATAATATGGCAACTGAAATTTCCAAACTTTTGAAAGAAGCAACACAAGGAATCTTGACAGACGAAACATTAGCACAAATCCAAGAAGCATTCGATGGTGCTGTAAATGAAAGAGTTAAGATCCATGTAGAGAAGGCTTTAATTGAACAAGATTCTGAATACACTGCAAAAGCAGAAAAACTAATCGAAGCTATTGATACAGACCATTCAAAGAAACTACAACGTGTTGTGGAAGCATTGGATGCAAACAATGCTAACAAGCTACAAATGGTTGTCAATCGTTATAGAAAAGTTGTTAAGGAACAAGCATCACAATTCAAGAATGACTTGATCGACAAGGTTTCTGATTACATTTCAATTTTCATTGAATCAAAAATTCCTACAGAATCTATTAATGAAGCTGTTCGAAACCAAAAGGCTCGTATCATTTTGAATAACTTGAGAGAAAGCTTGGCTATTGATTCTGCATTGATGAACGACTCTTTGAAAGATGCTATCGTTGATGGCAAAAAGCAAATTGACGAATCTCGTAAGTCTGCACAAACACTTGCTTCCGAAGTAACTGAACTTCGCGAATCTCTACAAAGAGCAAAAGCTGATTTGGTGTTAGAACAAAAGACTACAAACTTATCACCAAAGAAGAGAGAATATGCACTTCGTGTTTTTGAAGGCAAGTCTCCAAAATTTATTGTCGAAAATATCGACTATACACTTTCCCTATTCGATAAAAAAGAAGAAGAGCGTCTTGGCACATTAAAGCAAGAAGCATTCGAAACACGAAAAGTTAAGGCAGATCGTGTTGTTATCGAAGAAGAAACACAAACAAATTTAACCGAAACAGAAAATAATTACTCACACGTTTCAAATTATTTGAACGAAATGAGTAAATATTAATATGTTTTCCTACAGATTTGGTAGAAGTATAACATACTTGAGTTCCTGCATTTAAAATGCTTGAGGTCGAAAAACAGAAAGAAAACAAAAATACACATATGAAATCAATCAAACCCGCACAATCGTACATCGATCAAGATCGCGCTAGAACTCTATTGGAGAAGTGGGCACCCGTGCTCGACTACACCAGTAAGAATGTAGCTGCAATTGAAGATGATCACACTCGTTTAAACACAGCTATGCTATTGGAAAACCAAGAAGCATATTGCTTGCGTGAAGCTAACGTAGCAGGGGGCTTAGGTGCCTTCGGTTATGGTAGTTCTCCTGTCTCTAATGTTGGTGACTCCGCAAACGGTTTCCCAGCCAATAGAGACTCTTATGCAACAGGTGATGCTCGTCTTCCTAAGATCTTGATTCCCATGATTCGCCGTACCTTCCCTGAGTTGATCACCAACGAAATCGTTGGGGTTCAGCCCATGAGTGGTCCTGTCGGATTAGCATTCGCACTTCGTTATAAGTATACAAACCAAACTCTTGGTGGTAACTACCAAGATGCTGGTGTCGCTAGCTTAAGTACTGGAGCTACTGGTGGGGTATGGCAACCATCTCCATCACCTCGTACTCCTGTCGCTAATGCTGGTTTATATACTGGTCAGCAAACTCCTCAAGGAGATAACGAATTAGGTTTCCAACATCTTGATTCTGGTTACACTGGTGTTCGTAATGCAGCTTTGTCTGGTAATGCAGACTGGGCTTTCGCAGTACAAGATCGCGGTGTGGCAGAACTCTTGAAGAACTTCGAAATCAATGCTAACATTCCTACAGTCGAAGTTAGCTTCGAAAAGACCGCCGTTGAAGCTGGTACTCGTAGATTAGGTGCCAAATGGTCAGTAGAATTAGAGCAAGACTTGAAGAACATGAACGGTATTGATATCGATGCTGAGATCACTAATGCTATGGCATATGAGATCCAAGCCGAAATTGACCGTGAAATGATTATCCGCATGATCCAAACTTCCTTAAATGGTGGTTTCGGAAAGGGATATTCCATCTGGTCTCCTCAATCCGCTGATGGACGTTGGTTAGTTGAGCGTAATCGTGACTTCTACCAGAGAGTTATTATCGAAGCAAACCGCATTGCCATCCGCAATCGCCGTGGACCTGCAAACTTCATCGTTGCCACACCTCGCGTGTGCGCTATCTTTGAAATGTTGCCAGAGTTCCAGTGGGTGACTGTTCAGGGCAATGTTACTACCCAGCAGACTGGCGTAGCTAAGGTTGGCTCACTAGGTGGTAGATTCCAAGTTTATCGCGATACTAGAACCGAAGTACAGAACAGCAATGTTTATGGTGATCAAGGTTATCGTGATGGAAGTGGTAATCAGACTACTGGTGTTGAATATGCCTTGTTAGGCTATAAGGGAACCGAGTTTTATGACTCTGGTATCATTTATTGCCCATACATTCCTGTGATGATTCAGAGAACAATCGGACCAAATGACTTCGCTCCTCGCGTTGGCTTGCTAACTCGTTATGGAGTAGTAGATAACATCTTTGGTGCTGCATTGTACTACCATACAATCATCCTCAAGAATCTTGGACAAGCGTTTACCCCTGGTAATCAATCCGTCTACTTCTAAACGAAGATCAAAATTAGTAAAAAACCCGCAGAGAAATCTGCGGGTTTTTTTTTGTTTTAAATAAATAATAATATGACCAGACTTTTAACAGCAATTAAAGAAAAGCTAAAAGGAAAACCGTTATCTTTAAGATCTCCACATTGGGATACCACCAGAAAAAACCATCTTAAATTACAACCAATTTGTGCAGCATGTGGAAATCAAAAAAATTTACAAGTACATCACAAGCAACCATTTCACTTATATCCACATTTGGAATTAGAACAATCAAATTTGATAACTTTATGTGAAGAAAAAGGAGAGGCTGGATGTCATCTAAAACTTGGTCATTTAGGTGATTGGAAATCTTTTAATCCTAATATAGAAAATGATGCAAAAGAGAGATTAGCTGCTATTGCTAAAGCTAAAAATATTATATAATATGAAATCGTTTAAAGAATTATCAAATCAAATTTTGCTAGAAGCAAACGAAGATATAGGCAAACTTCATGAGTTTATAGAAAAACGAAAATCTGGAGCAGATAAAATTCGTAAAAGCTCAGAAGCAAAAGGAGGTCCATCCATATTAACAGCAATACATTTTGCTGCTAAAGAAATCCCTTATAAACAAGCATTAGAATTATCTACTAAAGATACTTGTAAAAAAACATTAAAGAAAAAAGGAGACGAATTAATTGCTAAATTGAAATCTTGGGATACTATGTCTCAAAAAGAGTTTCAACATGTAATGGGACAATTAGAAGCTTACGGAGAAGTTTATATCAAATGCGTTAAACCTAATTCTTTAAAATCGGATTAATTACCAATCTTTACACGCCATAGCTTTTGGAGTTCCTGCTTTAGCAGAACTACATCCATGTCTTGCTCTAAAACTCTTCTTTCTCTTGGTGTTTCCTGATTTACCAGTAACTCTTACACCAGCTTGACCCCAATGTATTCTTTTAATACTACCATCTGATTGTTTCGCACATTTCATCCATTTCTTACCTTTTCTTGTGGAAGAAGATTTCTTTGTTGTTTTTGTGCATTGCGCTTCTAGCAACATTACATGTTCAAATAATTCATCGAAGTTCATATATTATTATTTATTTAGAATTGAAAAAACATCTTGGTTTGAATAAATAATAATATGGCAACTTTCTCAAATTTTGTATTCAATACTGCTTCACAAAATCCTCCCCTGCTAAATGGTTTTGGATTGTCTGGCACTAATAATGAAGTTATTTTAAACACTACAACTGGATTCATTAGTTCTTTCGGAACAAAAGTAGTAACTGGTATATTATATAATTCTGTTACAACGGCATCTGCTAACGTAACTCTATCTGCTGGATCTGGAGTGTCTTTCAGAGTAAATAGACTACATCACGGACAAACCTTTGCATTGTATTTTTCAGATAGAACCACTTCATTGTTTACCGTAAACACTTCTTATGGAACTAGTTATGTTCAAATATTAACTGGTTCTAATGGTTACGACAACCGTGGACCTCTTGAGATAAGACGTTTCGCAGTAGAATTTTAATCGGACTAATAGTTTTTATAAAAACCCCGCTATATGCGGGGTTTTTTGTTTTCCGTATTAAATATTTTTATGGGCGTTTTATATAATACAACTAAAACAGGATTTATTAATCCTGTTAATGATAGTGTAGATAAATTAATAGCTGCGTCAGAAGGATTGGTATGTTTAAAAAATGCTTTGCTTGGCATACCTTTAAATCCAAGTATGCTCCTTACAGGAATAGCTGGAGTTGCTGCCGCTATGGGTGCAGCAATAGTTACTTCAGTAGCTAGAGTAATATATAAACGAGCAGCACAAATAATAGATTCTGTTTTGTCTCCTATAAGGCAAATAGAAGCAATTATAAAAGATATAACAAAAACTTTATTAGATATCCAAAACCTTGTAGACAAGGCTTTCAACATGGATAACTATTTTAAAGACAGACAACAATGTGCTAATATGGCTACAGATATCATGAATTGTTTAGCCCAACAAGCAATAGATAAAGTATCTGCTAAAGTTGCCATGAAAGTGGATAAAGAAGTTGGAAAAATAGCAGATAATATATCTAAAGAGGCTTTCAAAGCTAATGGAAGCATATCTGCATTCGTAAATAAACAAGCAGCATTTCTAAATAAGTACAGTCTACAAAACAAATTACTATAACATGAATTCCGATAATCCATTACACGAAAAGCATTATGGGTTTTTTAAAGGTATTGTCGTACAAAATGATGATCCAGAAAAACGAGGCAGAGTTAAAATAGCTATAGCTGATTTTTTCATACATCATATCAGAGCAGCAGGATTATCCCCTGATATATACGGTGCTAGATTTGTTGGAGGAGAAAATATTACTACTATATTTGATGCTGCTACATTAGAAAAATTCTCAAAGACTTTGAAATGGGCCGAACAAGCAGCACCTCTCATAGGTGGTGGAACCTCTGGAGTTTTTGATGCTAAAAATAAAATAGCAACGGTAGGAGAAGGACACGGTGGAATACTAAGAGAAGGATTAGGAGATGATAGTTTAACTCCTTCTGGAGAATCTGTATCTCCTAAAGCAGCAAGATCTATTAATGGAACTCCTGGTGGGTTCGATACGGGATACAGAACAGGTATATGCGATACATATAATCAATCATACGCTCCATCACAAATCAACAATGCATCAAAGGGATTCTTTTCTGTACCCAGAGTAGGTGCTCAAGTATGGGTTTTCTTTGATCAAGGAAGTGTAGAACACCCTGTATACATGGCATATGTTTATGACCAATCAGATTGGCATAGCGTGATGAATCCACAAGCATCTAACCCCAGCCCACACTATCCAGGGGGCGCAGAAAACAAACAAGACAAAGAACCATTTTACTTTACAGGACAAACAGTTTTTAATACTAAAGCAGGCTCATTAGAATTTATCGAAACTGATGATTTAGAAAAAATAAAAATGTCACATTTTAGTGGATCGTTCTACGAAATGAATAATCATTTTACTTGCGAAACTAATGTAGAAAATAAATCTAATATAACATACCAAAATGAAACTACTACTGTATTTGGTGATAGAGCTGTTGTTGTACAAGGCGATTCCCATCATATATACAGAGGACATTCCTATGTAACATATGGAGATCCAGATAACAAAACTTTATATGATAGTTGGGTCGAAACAGCTAAACCTGCATTTGCACATGCCGCACTTTTCAATGAAAAGCAAACAACAGTAAAAGATCCAACAAAAGACGGAGCATCTAAAAACAATGCTAATAATACATACAAATACAAAGAGAATAAATTAACTCTTGAAAAATCAGATTGGAATTCTCATTTATCAAAAATGAATCCGAGTTCGTATATGAAATTAGTTCCCCATAAGGAACTAGGAGTTGAAGCTGTATAACATCACCATAAATAATAACATGGCAGATGTTAAAATAACGCAACCCTTTGATAAATCAAATCAACAAGATGTATTGCTAAAGGTTTCTGAAGATCTATTACCAATAGAAGAAGCTATTGCTGCTGGAGGTCAACAACATACAGTATACGAGAAAAATAGATACGAACATGTAGGCATCGCAACAAATCTTTTTCCACCCATAAGAGTTCAATCAAATGGAAAGTTCAAACCATCTTCTGTAGATATAGAAGGCAAAGGATCGTTTCCAAAACATACAACTACTTCATACACAGAAGAAGTAGAAAATACTAGATTTCCTTGTGGAACATATTCTGTTATGGTTGGAAGTAGATACGATCTGAGTGTTGGTACTGGAGGTATAGGAATATCTACTGGTGGTAATGTTAGAATAGGTTCTGGTGGTAGAAGTAATTTTACCGCAAAACATGAAGTCAACATTTCTAGTGGTGAAGGAAATGTTGACATCAAAGCAGGAAAAAATATTTCCTTAGAAGGAGCATCTTTAACTCTTAAAACACCAAATCAAATAATGATTGATGGTAATTTAGGAGTAGGAAAGAATGCCATTATAAATGGCTGTGCATTTGTAGATGGTGAGTTATATATTAACCATGTAACATGTCCTGCTGAAGTTCAATATACTGGTGGTGGCATGGGTAGTTTCGGCCAATTGATGTCTACCGCTGGAGTTAACGGAAATGAAACATCTAGTACTGGTGGAGCTATTATAGGATATGCTGATGTTAGTTATATCAGAAGACTATTTCAAAGTATAAGAGCATGTAACATATTAACATGTATTGCTAAAGAAGAATGGGTTATGCCAGATAAAGTGCCTGTTATGGTCTGCCCCGAAGGGGGAGTTAGTGTGGCATCCAACTCAAATCCAACACGAATCACAAATCCTCAATATTCTGTGTTTGTTTATCCACATCAACATCCATTCAACAACATTCCTTGTACGTTTACAACAGGAAACGAAACAATGAGGAAAAAGGCTGAATTCCTTAACAATTCAGGCAAGGTAGGTACAGCGGGCAAAATTGAGCATGGATACAAGCATCCAGTAAGCTAGGGATTTTGTACCATGATTCGATATGGTTTCCATTGACAAAAGTTTGCGAACTCACCAAATTGAGCTTGAGCAGAATGTTCGAATGGACTGAAGTGTCCTTCGGCTAAAAGACTATCATGTAATTCATAATCTTTTTCGTAATTGATAACACCATCGAAATTTTTGTAAGAAACTCTTGCTGCTCTTGCAGTGGAGATTTTTAGTTTTTGTGGAATACTCAAGCCATCAGTAAACTTATCTCCAAAAGGAATATGCCATCCACCGTTTTCTACTTTAGTTGGAGTAGAATGTTCCAGAGCTTCTTGCATTTTGTATGCAAGTTCTCTAATCTCTGGTTGTGCTGCCGCATGCGCTCTTAGCTTAAAGAAGTTACTATATTCTGTGGCAGTAACCAATGTAGTTATATGGAAGAAAGGTTCCATCAACCTATTTGCAACTTGCTTGTGTAAGCCTAAAGCATTTAGTTGTGAAGCATAAGTAACTGATGCATCTCTAGCGGATTGCCAGATCTGCATAGCTTTAATCTTTGTTTCTTCGTCTACTTCAGAATCCGCTTGCATCCCTTTTTGTTTAGCACCCCAATGGATAGGCATTGCAGGTTCAGTGAGCACATCCTCAATAAATTTTTGAATAGGAATAGCTCTGGATGATGCAGCATTACGACTAAACATTCTATGAGTCATTAGCTCTGAATGAATGAATCTAGGATACTTTAGAATAAAGCTAGTAATTCTCTTATTACGAGAGGTGACATTAATACTATCAGCAACAATTTCTGCGGTGATCATGAAACAATCATACCATAATATTTTAGTTTGTACAGTACTAAATTATACCGTCCACCAAACCATACTTTAAACAAGTTTGTGCATCGAACCACAAATCCTTTTTTAGGATAGCATCCAATTCTTTCATAGGAATTTTTGTGTACTCTTTATACAAAGCTTTAATCAATGTCATTAATCTTCTGTTGTTTTCTTGTTCATCTTCTAAACGCTCGAATGTTCCAGCGCATATAGAACTCAATTGATGAATAAGCATAAAGCTATTCTTTCCTATAAATCGTTTTGCACCAGCAATACTAATAAGGGTAGCAGCACTAGCAGCAGACCCTTCTACATAAGTATATACTTTAGTCTTAAGGGATCTTATAACATCCACTGTGGACAACCCCGCAAATATTTCTCCTCCATAACTATTAATCCTTAAATGAATCGTAGGCTCATAAGTTGGGTCATGCAATGTTATTTTTGCATGTTGCATTCTAATATCCAACTCTCTGAGTATTCTGTTTAATTCTGCACAAGTAACTGTAGCAATATCTGAATAAAAATTTATAGAATTATCTAATACTTTAATAGAAGATTGCGGAAGTAACAGGTCCGATGTAGGATTCTGTGATGGTGATTCTTTGATTTCGTCTTCGAGTTCTTCAGCCATCCCCCAATATTTTTTCATATACTATTATTTATTATAGTATTCTAGAAAGTCCAATAATGAAAATACGCTTTCCTTCTTCGTCTATTACATCATTAGCAGTACATTTAACCTTTGTAATAGCTCTTGTAACTCTGTGCTGATATCTAAAAACCTCTTCGAATGGAGTATTATCATGTATCATATGATACCATTTTTGTTGCACTTTATCTCTATCTTCGAAGTGTATAGATAATAACCAATGATGTCCTTTAGCTTCTTCTTCTGATAAACCAGTTAAAGATATCCATTTGCTGTTTACTTTTATACATTTCCCATCAGCATCACAAAGAAATTGTGCTAACTCTAATGTCTCAAGAATTGCATTAATAAATTTATTTTGTAGCTTGAGTTCTGTAGCAATTTGTTCTTGTCCTTTTTTTATCTCTACTATAGTAGAAGGAACTTCTGTTATAAGTTTTAACAAATTAAACCATTCTGAGTTTTTAGCTTGGTATTTAACGAATTTATAAAATCCGTATAAAGAACCAGCTATTGCTAGTACATAATACACGAACTCATAATCAGCTTTAGAAAAACTAGACACATCCATATTGATGAATTAGTTATCTTTTTTTACTTCAGTATTTACGCTAGAGGATGTATCTAAATATGCTTTTAAAGAGATTAGAGCAGGTACAGAGGCTTTCGAAACTAATTTAAACCATTCTAGTTTTGTCATTGCATCTACATTTGTAACAGTATCTAACAAAGATAAGAAACTTATTACCATAGTAACAAAAATATACAAGAACATTTTTAAATATATTTGTCCATTATTAGCGTTTTGCATATTAATATTTAACCAAAAAAAGGCCCAGAATTAATATTTTCTGAGCCTTTTTTTACAGATTAGATATAAAAAAATTTAAGGTTTTGTGATTTTTTCTGCTATATCTAATACTTGTTTTTTCTTTTTTTCGTTGGTTAGTTTTGCGGCATATTCATGCAACATTCTATGTGCATAAGTGGCTTTCACCCAAGAAATACTCTCGTTATCTATCTTTGGTGGATCTACCTTACCATCATTTACACAGTAAAGTAATACGGTCATTTCATCAGAACTTAATCGTTTTAATTTATGTGTGTGTATCATAATTATGCTTCACATGATTTACACCCAAGAATAGACCTAGCAAGCTCTTGAGCGGGATTAGCACTACGTTGATAGTAAAGACTCTTGATTCCCATCTCCCATGCGAACACCATAAGCTCATTTACTTCTTTTGGCTTTGTATTAGGAGGGATCATAATATTCAAGCTCTGGCCTTGATCGATGTACTTCTGTCTCTGTGAGGCTTGAATAACAATTTCTTTCTGGCTGATCTCACCAAAAGTCTTGTACACATCCTTTTCTTCTTGGGATAGAAAATCCAAATGCTGTACACTACCACCTTTGACTAGGATACTCTTCCATACATCATCATTATCTTGATCCTTTTCAAGCAACAAAGCCTTAAGATAAGGATTCTTATAAGTAAACTTTCCTTTTGCTAAATCTTTTACAAAGTAGTTACTATTGAGTGGTTCAATGCTAGGGGACACTTGACCCAAGATAAAAGAACTAGATGTAGTGGGTGCTACTGCTAGTGTTGTAGTGTTTCTACGGCCATATCCTTTCAAGAGGGGGGCTTCACCATACTTTGTAGCTAGATCACATGTAGCTTTGTCTGATTCAGACCTTATAAACTTCCAAACTTCTACATTTAGAAACTTGGCGTCCATGCTTTCGAAAGCAACATTCTTCTTCTGAAGAAGAGAATGCCATCCTAATACACCCAATCCTAGTGCTCTGTGGTTAACAGCAAAGTTTCTTGGTGCTTGCATGTACTTATCATTCTCTGTTTTGTCGATGAATTCAGTCATCACAGCATCTAGAAAATGAATCATAACTTGAACCGCATCTGTATCCTTCCACTCATCCCATTGTTCTAGGTTCATAGAAGCCAAATTACAAACAAACGATTCGTCAATTTTATTGGGAAGCATGATTTCTGAACACAAATTACTGTGCAGAATCTTCATCTCTTTATCCTTATAAACTTGAGGGGCTGCATTATTTGCATTGTCACTAAAGAAAACATAAGGATAACCGCTTTCAAACCGTTTCTTAATAATTTCTCCCCATATCTTTCGTTTATCTTTGTCACCATCAAGCATCGAACGCATCCATGCATCTGTAACAGTCACACCAATAGAAAGATCTTGAATAGGATTACCTTCTCCTTTGATCTTCAAGAACTCTTCTATATCCATATGTTCTACAGGAAGGTATGCTGCAAACGATCCCCTACGAACATTTCCTTGGGAAACCACATGCATTAAGGTGTCATAGATCTCCATAAAATGCACAGCACCTGTGGAAACTCCACCAGAAGAGATTGCAGAACCCCTTCCACGAACATCACCGAAGTATCCAGATGTACCGCCACCACCCTTGGTCATCATCCCTACTTCAGCAGCTTTCTCTAAAATACCTTCCATTGTATCTGGAATGTAACTACCAAAGCATGAGATGGGAAGCCCTCTTTCTCTTCCATAGTTACTCCAAATAGGACTACTTAATGAGTAATAACCCTTATGAATATATTCTATAAACTTATTATAATATTCTTCACCCAAAGATTTTTTTGCTGCATTAGCAATATCTAGAATACGTTGTTCTGGGGTTTCATCTTTAACAAGATATCCTCTCTCTAGAAAAGTTCTAGAGTCCTTATTTAACCAATATATGTTACTCATAATTTAAAATAAATCGTCCTCGCCAAATGATTGGCTATTCTTGGAATATTCAACAGGACGAGACTTGAAAAAGTCTGTCATATTGTTTCCGAGTAGCTCTTCTTCAAACCACATGGTGGTAGATAGAATATCCTTATCAACCTCAAAAACTTGGGGAAAACCTATCTGTTCTAAAGAATTATTAATGCGATTCTTTACAAACTCCTTTAGAGTAGCAGCATTCAAACCTTCTTCTTTGATTCCATTAACCATCCAATCAATGATTGCAGACTCAGATTCAAAAGCTTCTCTGGATTCTTTTATAATCTTATCTGTGAGTTCTTGGTCAAAAAGGTCAGGATATTCTTCTCTAATAGTATTAATAATCTTAATACCAACCAAAGCATGAATATTTTCTTCGTTTCTAGTATACCGAACTTGCTGATCAGTGTCTTTCAATACATTTTTGAAACGTGCAAACCAATTAATAATATAGAATTGGCTAAAAAGAGACACGTTCTCCACAAACAAAGTAAAAAGAATCAATGCATAAAGATATTGTTTTTTGCTATCTTTATAAAAACGGTGAGTATACTTACGAAGATACTTAACACGACCTTCAATCCATCCTAGTTTAAGGTTCTCTTCGAATACATTTTCTAGTCCTAGAACAGATATCAAACGCTCGTATGCATTATTATGAATAACCTCAACATTAGCCATTACATATCCTAAATCTGATAGGCTAGGATGGGGTAGGTTCTCTCCTAACTTGGCCCAGAAAGTCTTTACTGCTATCTCTATTTGACCAATAGCAGATAGTGTTCTAATAACTATTTCTTTTTCCTTTTCAGAAAGATTTACTTTGAAATCTTGTATATCTGAACTAAAGTTAAATTCTTTATCTGTCCAGAAACCATTATGCATGGCTTCTATGAATTTATCTGTCCAAGGATAGTTATTAGGTTTACGAGAAATTTGTTCGTTAAATATCATGGCTTATATATTTACGCAGCGAAATGCACACAAATGTAGCAGTCTAAAAATAGTATGTCGAGATAAATACTAACGTAGTGCTGAAATATACGCAATTACGTCAGGATCAGATTTCTTAATACTTGTATTTTCATAAGTGGTTGATTCGTCATCTTTTGCAGATATAATCTGTTTCACCACTTTATCAGAGATTTCAGGGAGATCCGAATCTACTTTTAAAAGATCTCTTATTTCTTTGATTTTATATCCACGTTTCAGTAAGCTTTTTGCTTGTCTTGAAGTATACAAAGAATTAAAAGTCTCTTCAGATCCATACTCAGAGACTTTCTTATCGTAATATTCATTACTTACAGTAATGGATTTACCTGTTACAATGCAAA